GTATTTAGATTCCAATTCGCCAATACTTCTAAGCAAAAAAAAACACTTGGTTGTGCTATCGACATTGGTGCGTTTAGAAACTTATCTGCTACCTCAGCGTGTTTGTTACCATCGTATTTGAATGATAAGTATTGAGCAGGCTCATAAGTTAAGGCACAAAGTTCGTGTAACTTATTAGGAAAGTAGTCGGGCTGCTCCATTAATGTTTTAATCGTAATGTAACGAGCCACGTTTATATCGTTTACCGAGCGTGATGCCTTGTAAAAGTTACCACCTTGCCATGTAATTAACTTAGGTTGTGGTTTATACTTAACTGACTTTAGTAAGCCGCAAGTAAAAGACTTAAAAGATACTTTAGGTTGGATGGGTTTAGTTAAGAATGAAAGGCTTTTAACTAAGTACTTGTAATGCTTTAAATCTAAGTTTTCAACTTCGTCATAGGTTTTGCCGGTAAAGAATGAAATAATACGTGACCAATCTATTTCGCCTTGCAGGTGAGGATAGATGGTTTGGTATTGTTCAATGGTTACTTTATTCCAATTAAAAGGTATTGTCATATACCTATTAAATACTAAAAAGTTGGATTTGTTTTAGGCAAATGAATATCTGCCTGTGTTTTTTAAAGTCTTTAAAGCATGGTAAGCAATAGCACAACTCATAACACCGTCATCGTGAAAACCCTTTGGTGCTGAGTATTTTATGCTTCTAGTCTTTTGTGAGTACTCATAAGTAAACACATCAAATTCCTTTTTAAGCCAATCTAAATCTAATATACTAAATTCTTTGTTTTGGACTGCCACTTGTAAACCCTCGATAATATCCTGTTTACTTTTTGAGGTGGTGTAAAATGGCTCTACCCGGTTGTACCTTGCTTTTATTTGCTCATAAAGCACATCGCCAATACTGTTAACCTCAACATAGCACATAGCGTTCCACTTAGTTAAATGTGGCATTAAATCGTTTATAATGTTTGACCAAGTGTTATGCCGCCACCTATTACAATAAACGGTTTGACCTTTAGAATTAAGAACAGTTAAAACGGTGTAGTCATCTGCCCTACCTAAATCTATTCCTGCATAGTATTGCTCAGCTCCACTTGGTGAATCATTAACTACTACGCCAACAAACACACCCGTGCCACCGTCTATAAACTCAGCTAAATATTCCTGCCTAAATACATTTTCAGGAAGTGTTAACCTAGCGTCATCTATTTCAGTTGGGTTAATTAGTGGATTGTCATAAGACGTCATTGTAAATGACTTGTAATTATCATTTACACCGTCTAAAGAATGTATTTTATAGAAATGGTTTTTACCGAAAGGAGTTGAAAGGAATAATACTTTTTGACCTCTAACTAATACGGTTGCTCTAAATACAGAAGTCCAAGCGTCTTCAGGTTGGAACGCAAACTCATCCATAATAAGAAAGTCGAATGTTTCACCCCTTGCACTATCGTAACTTTCTGCTGAATAAAAATTTAAAGATGAATTGTTATGACCTATTAGAATTAGATCGGTTTTGTTTTTGTCTTTAAATACGTTTTGATTGTTTGAAAATGCCGAATCAATATCTTTAAATACTTTTTTACATTGTTTATACACGGGACTAACCCAGCCTATTTTACAATTAGGTACGTTAAAGAACCAATGTAAGGATTGATTGATACCAAGTAAAGATTTGCCAAACTGCCTACCAATATTAAGAGCATAGTATTTGTAATGCTCTTCATTAATACTACGGTGTATCTTCGCCTGATTCTCGTGTGGACTGTATAACTTTACTACCAAACTCTGCTTTGATTTCTATATTAGTATTCTCGTTTTTAGCCTCAACCTTATCAGTCATGCCTAATTTATTCTTTGCATAGAATATTCCTTTGCCCTCATTAGCTACAATATCAACAGCTAAAGAACAAAATAAATCGTCTATCTTTTTTATAGTGTTACTTTTTTGCTCACAATCGCCTTTTAACCACTCGTAATAAGTCTTCCTAGCAATTGTATCACCCAAGTTCATTGGAAGCCATATATTCAAAAAGAACGCTATTGTAGGTATATGCCTTTCCTTTTGGTTAACTATCTTTCCGCTACCTGTTGCCACTTCTTTAGAATGGTTTAAACATACCTCAACATATTTTTGAGCGTATTCTGGTAGGCTTGTTATAAATTCTTCACTTTTTGCCATTCTGTTTGGTATTCGTAAATATCCTGCATTAGTTTAAACATACAATTATCTCACCTAAAATATGTGAGTTTGCTACATCACAAGGTAGCGTCATTTTACTAAAGTCTATCATCTTAAAAAGTTATAGTTACTAATTACTTCATCTAAGATAAGGTTTTTATTTGACTTATCCCAACAATTTAATAAAAAGTTGCAGTCTGCTACGGGATCAGTCGTAAAGCATCCAAAGCGTAAACCATCTATTAAGGTAGTTCTTATTAATCCTTGCGCTCCATCTGTATAACAATGCGCTGGCTTTTGTGCTATTCTAATACTACCGTCTAACAATCTTTGTTGCCCAACAATCATATCATAATCATTTTGATACTTTTTAAATATATCGTAGGTATTGTGATTGAATGTAGTATCGTCATCTAAACCAAAAAAGAAACCATCTTCTAAATTATCTAAGGCTTTGTTAACTTTTTTACCTACTCCGCTTAAGTCATCAATACAATCAACTGTTAAGTAAGGAATATTATATGCTTGGCATTCTTTAATAAGTATCTCTCTGTGTTTGGCAATTACAACAATCCAATTAATATCTTCATAGTCGGGTATTGAGTCGGCTACTTTCTTAATCATTCCACTCCGGAATAAAGGTGTAAATATATTTAGTTTCATTCGTATATCCATTGTTGAGTTTCTATTGTCCACATCGAATAACATGGGTGAGCAGAAATATGACCTGTAAAGTCAAAGCACTTCATATCTTCGCCATTAACATAACCAATCCACCCCTCAGCATCATGCCTATTAAATACAGGGGGTGCTAACATTTTACGAACGTGAGATAATGAAGTCCACCAAAATGTACCACCAAAAAATGGTGAGCCTCTATGTTCTACCGAGTGATGTGATGGTCGCATCCAATGTTGACCAACTGCATCAAAGCCCTCATTTAGTTTTTGTACTGCTATTTGCCATTGCCCAACGTTGTAATAAGTCATTGATCTTCGCCATGATTGATTAGGTTGTTCAGGACGTGATGAGCCTTTAGAGTGAGCATATAAAACATATCCGTCATTATCTTGGGCAAATTCATACATTGGTATTTGAGTAACCTGTTCCCACCCTGTATCGGATGTTGCTATCACATCAAAATTAATACGTTCGTTAATTAGGTATTGAATAACGGCTGTACGGTTATGGTCTGCCCCAACTATTCCAATACGGAACGCTGCAAGGTTATCAATAAGCCCCCATTTACGTAGGGCTTTAATATGTTCGCTAACTGGTTCTAACCATTGACCGTCTGCGTATATGTGGTAATAGTGGTAGAGTTTATTTGAATCGCTCATAAAGTTCTTTACGTTTATCAGTTAGCAAATTTAATGAATATTTTTTAGTATCTAAAGTTAATTGTGCAGCCGTATCTTTTACTAAGTTAGGATTACTTAGAATGTATTTTGACCATTCGTAAAAGTTTCCCCAAGTCAAATCAAAGCTATTCTTTTTAGTCATTAAAGAACTATAAGGGTTAACATTGTGACCCATAAATGCACATCCTTTATGCCCTGCTTCAATCATTTTTAACTCTGATTTGCAATTATTAAAATCATTGTCTATTAAAGGCGCAACTAAAATATCCATTTCATCGTAAACCTTTGCAAATTCATATACCGGCAAAGCACCCACTCTACGGTATGGTTTACTAATACCACTAGGGAACTTATATTTAACCAATCGCAAACAATACTCACGCTCAACAGGTAAAAGTGTTTTAAGGTTATCGGTTAGCATTCGTTCATATCCAATATAAACCGACTCTTCGCTTTTAATAGCGTTCCAACCTGTTAAGATAACTTGGCAATTACGGTTAAAGTCTGCATCGTATAAAGCAGTTTGCACGTCTTTATGAATAGACATAACGTCGGGTATGTGAGTTGTGCCTTGCGTAAATCCGTATCTAATCCGTTTAGAGTTTACGTGGTTGTTTTGCCACACGCTATCATCCGTATCAATACCATTTTCAATAACATAAACTTCTTTATTGTGTTCTTTAATCTTACCGGCTAATATTTCAGTTGTGCAAATAACAAAGTGAGCCGCTTTAATTGAATCTATTATTAATTGTGGTTTATTAGTTTCTTTATAATGTTCGTATAACAAATGGTCTTCAGGCAAAATCCAATAGTCATCAAGATCTAAACCAAAACGAATGCCTAACTTATTAAGGGCTTCTATAATTCCGTTGCTATTATCTATTTCACGACAAAATAAAACTAAGTCAATAGTTTTTAAAAAGTCATCAGGATAAATGTCATTAGGTTTAGAATGCACAATTTCAAAGTCTGGGTTTAAACGTGCTAAAACTTCATGCGGTTTATTCATGCGATAATAAGACACAGCGTTGAACTCTGGCTTGTTATCTTTAATGTTAAAGCTGTGTATTAGGAGTATTTTCATCAAACGTATGGTGTTTTAAATTAAGTTCTTTCATTCTGTGTAAACGGTATCTATTAGCATCAATTATCAATTCGTTACCACATGATGAGCAAACGTAACCGTTATTAATTACTTTGTAAGCTGCTATTATTTCCGCCATAATACCCTCGCATCCTCTAGGGATAAATAGTTCTTTCGCATATATCTCAAAGAATTGAGAGTGTTTAACTAACACATCCATTGCTTCGTCTCTGGTCATCTTAATCTATTAAATATTAAACAAATAGTCATTGATAGTAAAGAGGTAACTCCTGCTATAATAATACAAAATGGTTCGTTATAAGAGTAAATTAGAGCCATCCAAAAAGATAAACACTTTACACAACTAAATGGGTAAAGGTTTTTAAATCCCGTTGCTATTAAAATACGTTGAGGGATTGTTGATAGTTCAGCAAACCAAAAGGCAAATAAAGCGATGTATAAATAATTAACCATTGATAATATATTTTAGTTTACTTTTTAAAATCTCTTGGTATTCTCTACAACTTTTATAAATAGCGCATCTTTTTATTCCAATGTATTGTGAAAACCTGCCGGCGTTTTTAAATGATTTAATCGCTTCAAAGCCTGCAATGTTATTGTTAGAATGGTTATAAACCCTCGCCCGGTATCTTATTTCCATTCTATCGCTATCGCTATCTTTAGCTATTATTTTCTTTGCAGCTTCAAAAACTATATCCGCTGTCGGGTCGTAGTCTTTAGATATTTGATTGATGTAAGTCCTATCAAAATCAAAAGCATCTATGTTTTGTAAAGTATTAGCGTATTCCATTAAGTTAGAAGTTGAGCCGTCTGTATGTTGTTTAAATGTATTTCTCTTTAACCAAATATTCCTAATTGTTTTAATAACAAATGGGCTTAGGTAACCATCATTGTATGCCTTAACAAAACGATCATCTTTAGTTTCACAAATAGCTAGGATAGTTTCTTGGTATAAGTCTTCTGCTATGTGTGTACGTGGTGACGCTAATTTATGGCAGTATTTTAAAAAACTGTCGTTAGATATTATAACCTCGATTACCTTTTGGTGTGTCATCGGTTTCAAATATACTACTTTATTTTAACTTACAAATAATTATTTTAAACTAATATATCTAAAATTACTACCATAGTCATTATTGAAAGAATTTAACAACAATCCATTTTTGTATATTTTTAAGTTACTAGGGTCTGAGCCGCAAGTTGAGCATGAATTAGAAAAGAACCTGTATCTTATAGAATCGGTTGTTAACACTCTAGTAATTGTAATTGAACTATAAGTTTGATATACTGAATCTGGAGTATATGCCATTGGTTTATAATGCCAATTTATATACAAATAACCTATTGACGAGGGGTCAAAGTTAAAAGTAATAGTATTACTAGTAACTGTATTTGTTGGCACGTTAACAACTTGTGGTGTTGACTGAGGTGCAGGTGTTGGTTGTGTTTTGCTCTTATTACAAGATATTAATAAGGCTGTCGAAAGTATTAAAATTGTTTTTTTCATGTTGTAAATTTAGGTTTTTATTTTATATTATAAGTTATTTTAATTAATTGTAACCAAGTATATTTAACATCCCCTACCCAAACATCCACATCCTTAGTAGGCAAGCTGTGTGTTTTAAGGTAGTTTTTAATTATTTGGTGGGCTAGTTGTGGGGTCATATTTAAAATGGATCTATTTCGTTTTTACCGTTGTTTGTGATTATATCAAGTGGGCTTGTTAAAAAGTTATCATTTTGTTGAAGTTCCTTTGGTTTATTAGATTGAATCCAACTATCATTATTTGGCATTCCTTTGTAATATCTACCGTTTGTTTTATCCCAAGCTAATTGGCAGCATCCAGTTTGTCCCCAATGTTTAAACTTTACCTTTTGGA